AATACATCTGACCTTATGTAATAGGTTTTATATTTACTCATTTTATTTCTCCTTTTAATGCTTCTAATATTTGAAAATCTCTTTTGCGAAAACCTTCTCTCCCATATGCTTGATAACCCAAATCTTCAAGAGAACCATCTTCCCAAATGATACCCCATGTTTTTCCTTTTCTAAATCCATAGTTATCTGCTTTGAATTTCCATTTTAACCATCCAAAACTTCCATTCTGTTTTTCACCATATTTTGGCTGAATTTCATGTATTATCATCATTCCACCTCACTTTCTCCAATAGCTTTCAATGTCTGATATGTATTGAATCCCATTGGGTTATTTTTGATTGTGTTTAGCTTAGCGGATAGTTCTATGGCAGTCTGTCGCCATTGAGACTTACCGCTCTCAGCGTTTTTTAGCATCTGTCGAAGGAAATATATGTAGCCTACAACAATGCTAAGCGTTAAGATTGTTAATCCGTTTATCATTATTCAACTCCGTTGTTTTTGGTTTTAGGGTTTGTGGTTTGGGGGTTGGCTTTTTATGATAAGGAAAAGGTTTTCCCATATATGTACCCACAAAATGCCAATGCGTGCCTTTGCCACCGTTTCTTACGATTAGTTTTGCCTCTACGAGACGTTTGCCGAAGTTAGCAGGGTCTCTTTCATTCCACATCCACCACTTGTCGTTTGGTTTGTTATAAAGAATGTTCCCATTCTTTAGCACCGAGTAGTGAGGGTGTGCTTTGGCAAATTGAGTCGCCAATTCTTTTCGTCGTTTTGCTGTGGGATATTTCATTAGCTTACCCTAAATGCTAAGTATTCGCCAATTTCATACCCATACCCATCGTAATGTGCAAAATGATGTCCGTACCCATCTGCGGAAACGTATTTGCTCTGCACTTCTTCTATTTTTAACGCCATCAGTTCACCAAGCACTTCATATGATTCGTTGGCTTGCGCCTTACTAACCACCTTTAGGGGTAGTTCTGTTATTTCAGCAATGAACCAATGACTAAAGCACCCAAGCATATATCTGTCCGACAGCAGTTCGTCTTGCATAATTTCATCAATCTTATCACTGTGGATAAATCTGAAGTTCTCCACCTCGAAGTCTTCGTCTTTATCCATCATGCTAAAGATGACCGTCCTATGGTCTGTAACGAGGTTTTTAACTTCGTTAATTATCGTTTTTGTTTTTGTGTATTCCATTTTCAACTCCGTTGTTTTATGGTTTTAGGTTTTTTAATCCTTTTGGGATTAATTCTTTTGGTAAATCTTTAGCTTGGACGGTTATAACATTTCCGTTAGACAAGGTATATGTAACTATTGCTTGACTTATGGTGCTTGGGTGTTTCGAGGTAGTTTTAGACTTAACAGGGAAGTCTTCGTCGGTTATGCGTAGAAACTCCTTCAAAATTGTTGTTCGCCTTAGTTCTTCCAAATTCTTTACTTGTTCTTCGTAAAGTCCTTTTTGCCGTTCGATATTTTCAATAATCTTTTTTGTTTTGTCGCTCAGTTTTAGCATAATGCTATCCTTCCATGACTTGTGTTATTAATTCCTGTGCGTATTCACTTCGACCTTTAGCATCTTGTCGCCATTGTTTTGCTATCATGTAGTCAATTCCCATGAATTCAAGCATGGCTTCGGACGTTTCTAAGGCTTTACCCATATTCCATGTGCTTCTTTGGTCGTAAAATCCTTCGTCGAAGATTCCAAAGATTGAATCTCTGAAAAGCCCCTGTGCGAATAGCAATCCAACTCTTTTTGTGTCTAAAGGCTCTTCGAAGTCTTTCAATGTGAAATTCACCGAACATTCGCACCTGTCATCCATTATAAGATTATCCCACCCTGCCGAGCATAGCATTATTCTTGTAGCTACCCCTTTTTTGGTTAGAGCATCTGCTAAGATAACCGCCATAGCTGTTATTTCGGCGAAGTCATCTTCATCGTTACCGCAAGACATTGTCATATTCAGCCCAAGCGTAATAGCTTTGCGTTCGGTGTCTCTTTCCACGTTTTGCCAATATTCAGGTACTCCACTCATAATTCTGTCGAAGTCTAATTCATCACCGTCTTCACGGAAACGTCTTCGTCTTTTCATGGATACCCCTGTGTCTGAAAAGATTTCGGGATTAGTGAATTCTAATTCACTTCGATAATCCATCACTCTTTTTAGCACCTTTTCGGCAAGGTCGCCTGTATCTATCACCATGTGCGTTTTTTCACGATTTTTGTAATATCCAAATGCCCATGAATCTGAGGAATCACCTTGATGTCCGTATTCACCTTCCCTTATGAATTCCATGAATTCTGAATTGTCTCGAAATTCTTTGAGTATTAACCTTCTCTTGCCTTTGGGGTCACTACGTGGTACGTCATAAGATTGATAATCTCTACCCTTGTTTTCGGGGTCTTTTACGGTTTCGATTTTGTTTGTATCGATTAACATTATTTAGCACCTTTTGATTGGGGATTAATTTCTGATTGAGCCTTTGCTATGATGTCGGTTAGCATGACTTTATCTTTTTCATTCTTTTGCCATGATACCGTCATGTCATTTAGCACTTGTTTTACGCTGTCACCGTCGATAACAGCCTTGCGCCCCTCCGCAAACAGACGTGTGGATACCACTCTTCTGAGCCTGTTTTTTGCTACCTCTTTACGTAGCTTTTTGAGGGAATTCCCAAGAGCCACGAGATTCTTTTCGATAGCTTTTTCGCTACCATCATGGGAGTAGATTTTCGGCTTTTTAGCTCGCTTTTTGTTTCCTGTCAAGATTAACTCTTCCAATCGGTCGTCATAATCGACGTATATGGTTGAGAGGGCAAATCTGTCAAGCGTAGCTTGGTCTAACTGATTCCGTCCTGTGTATTCCCATGAGCCGTTTCCTGTACCGTAGGTATTACAGCAAGCTAAGAAAAAGCACCCTTCGTGACGTTTAAGGGTGGGTTTTTCGGTGTTATTGGGAACCGATAGTATCCCATTCGCAAGGAATGAATTCCATACGACGAGCATATTAGGGTCGCTTGCATCAAATTCGTCGGCAAGGAATACTCCGCCATTCTCAGCAATCTCAATGAACGGCGTGCTAATATACCGACCATCCATTAGCATTCGACCCAAGACATGACCTTCGGACATTCCTGCCGTACATGAGATGTGACCGAACGCAGTATTTAGTGCCTCAGCTACGTTCTGAGCCAAAGTGGTTTTTCCTGTACCAGCAGGGCCTACAAGCATGACATTCCTGTGACGTAATGCCTTGCGGATTATCCGTTCCAATAGGTGATGGCTTACCTTCCCTTTGGGAATGGTAATATCATTGAATTGCTGACCTTCGACGTTAACCGATATGGAAACGTCTTCTTCTTCGTCGGTAAGACCTAACTTCTTACGAAGTTCTTCGAGGGCTTCTTTAATCTCGGCTTTTTCATCTTTTTCAGTAGCCGACGGTTTACTGGATTCGCTGTCGGTTTTAGCATCTGTTTTAGCACCGTCCTGTTCAGTAGCCGACGGTGTACTGTCAGAATCTGAGGATGGCTTTGGACGGTTATGAATTAACCGTTTTAACTGTTCTTTCCTCATGTGAGCAATCTCAGAAGTACCTTCTGAAATAGTTCCGTTTTTGGATAGTTTGTAACCGATTTTCCGTAGTTCGGCGACGGTTTTATCCCTCAAGTCATCGACTGAGTAGTAGTCTGTGGATGGGTGTGTTTCTGTTATCATGGTTTTTCTCCTAAGTTCGTTGGTTTAGGTGTAACTTTTTAGCAGGAATAGGCTGAATACGTGTCGTCATTCAGCAGGAATTCCGCTCTTCCATTCGTGAAGGTAATGGGTTCGGGTTCGAGGAACGTAGGCGTGTCCACGTACCATTTCCCCTTCGATTGATAGACGTGAAAGTCTAAGCCGTAGGCTTTAGCAACTTCGTTCATTCGTCTCTTCGTCGTAGCTGTCTCATGCCCACCTGTGCGAAGGATAGCAAGATTCTCTTCTCTGTCGATGGTTACTATAACCGTCGAGTATAGCGTGACGTTGATTCGTCCGTTCGTGCCTGCGCTTACGTTCGTAGCCTTCTTCCTGCGAAGGGCTGTTTCGAGGTTCGGTTGTTGTGTGTGTGTGTGTTTCATGTCGTTCTCCTGACGGCTGACCGTCGGTTTGGGTGTTCAAATTGGACGAGACCGCCTCGACCAACGCATATAACTTAACAAATTTGAACACGCTAAGGCAACAAATTCCTGTAAGTTACGCAATATCAAGGGTTTACGGAGGCTTAGCATGGTGTTTGGCACTGCCCTAAAATGGCAAAATACAGGGAAATATAAGGATTTAGCATGCTGTCGGTTACCGTCGAGAAGGTAGAATGAGGGAAAAAATGGTCAACGCAGGCAGGATTATTGCGGACTCAACGGTTTTTGGGAGGGGCAATCCGAAATCGTGGGGGGTGCGTGGGGAGGGGAGAGACCTCTATAAAAATTACGAGCAAAAATCAACCAAATTACTGCATACAGATTGCTTACAAGCTTGCATACAACTTGCTTACAAATAATATTTTTTAGACTATTTCTCGTCTATCTCTTATTAAATAGCTTATTAAATAACTTGTTAAATAGCTGTTTAATAGGTTGTTTAATTGCTTATTAATCTGGTACTGGTATAGGTATAGGTATATATATAATAAGTATATAATATACTTAATATTAAGAGCCTGAAAAAAGTTTAGAAATGTTTAGTGAAACAAAGGCTTGTAATAGTCGTTTGGTAATGTATGATACGGTTATAGATTAGAGCCGTGAAGGTTTATTGTCATGGACGTGAATTTGACGAGTATACCGTCTCTGAGGCTATGAAACTAAGCATTGATGCCTTGTTTGACTGGCGGAAAGCAAAAAAAAATGACTGGGTTGTTACATTTGATGGCAAAGTTATTAAAGTGCTTGCCCGCTTTGAGTTCAATAAGAGCAGGAAAAAGCCAAGCATCATTCTTCGGACGGGATACGGCGATACTTCACTGTCTTCAAAACACATCTATGCAAAGGAAACCAAGTTTTTTGATGATATCGACAAACCTTATACGTACGGTCTACCGCCGACAAGCAAACAACAGGCGTTCATCGATAGACTCATCAACAAAAATTCGTTCGATGAGCATGGAAACGCAAATGCCAATGACATAATCAGCGAATACATGGCGGTATTCAGCGATAATAATGAAAAACAAGCGCTACGTCGTGGGTTAAGGATTCTCAGAAAGAAGTCAATTAAAGAAATGGTCAACCAATCACTAAAAGAAAAGTTTGAAACACATGGTCTGGATGATGACTATGTAGCTGTAAAACTTAAAACGCTGGTGGAGGAAAGTAAAACCCCAGACAGTGTTAGGCTCTCTGCGCTCAATCGTATCGGAGATGTTTTAGGGCATACCGTAAAGGAAAAAGAAGAAAAAGCACAAAATATCATTATGATATCAGACGGGGATAAAAAATTATTAGCCCAAGTACGTCAAGATTTGAGTGACCAGCAAATTAATCAACTTATGGCTAAAGTAAAGAAGGGCGGTGTGGATGCCGTTGTTGAAAGCGAAAATACCGAAAGCTGAACTGCAAGTGGAAATGGATGTGGATAAAGATGCCTTTATCAGTCTTAACGGTAAAATGTATCCCATTGACGGCGCTGTAAGTGAACTTGTAATGTCTATGCTGGAAGAAATTGTCTCTTTGAGAGAGCAAATTAGCGTTTATAATGAATATTTGGGTGAAGGAGGCGATGCGTAATGCCCGTCTGGTATGGTACAGGGGAAATGCGCTACTCGGATGGGGCATCCCGTCTTGTTAAAACGCTGAAAAAGAAAAAACAACGTCCAAAAAAGAAAAAGAAATCCAAGAAAAAGTGAGCTGGAAACGCATATTACTTATTTATATCCTTTACTTGGGTAAAGGCTGGGCATGACATTCGATTATACCCCCGAAGAGCGTGAGGCATTGCTCCGCCGTATGTATGTTGATATATTTTTCTTCGCTAAATTCATACTCGGCGACCATGAACAGCCCATGAACTATCATATTCGCTCCAAATCTCCAGATTTTCACAAAGAGGTAATCAATAAATTGCTCAATCTCGGTGTGGGGGAGAAATTGGCGGTGGTCGCTCCTCGTGGTCATGCCAAATCGACCCTTATCAACCTCGTCTATCCCCTGCACCGCATATTATTCGACGAAGAAAAGTTTATTTTGCTTATATCGGAATCAGAAACGCAGTCCAAGTATTATTTGGAAGCATTGGGGAATGAAATTGAGCATAATGCCAAGCTCAGATACTTTTTTGGCGACCGTAAGGGTAAAACGTGGGGTAAAGAAGAAAAAGAATTCATTTCGGGTTTCGACGTTGACGGAAATCCTAACTCATGGGTAAAAGTGCTTGTACGTGGTACTGGACAGAAGGTTCGTGGTCTAAAATATGGCGCATATCGTCCGACTTTAACGATTATTGACGATGGCGAGGGCGAACGGAATACTGCTACTCCTGTATTGCGAGACCAATTTCGTGCGTGGCTGAATGGGGCTGTAATTGCGGGTAGTAATGATGCCCGCCTTATTTTTATCGGCACAGTCGTAGACGAACAAAGTTATTTAAATCGTATCGCTGGGCCAATGGCATTCGACCGTAAAGGGAATCGAAAGCGTAAAGGGTGGCAAACGATGTTCTATCAAGCTATCTTGCAAGACTCGCCCGATGGGGAATTTGTAGCCAGCGGGAAGGAAATCGTCGGGCCAGATGGATGTCCAAGTGTATTGTGGCCCGACTATCGTTCCTATCAATGGCTTAATGATGAGCGGGAACGGCTGATGTCCGAGGGTGATGTCGCCTATTTTTATCAAGAATATCAAAATATACCGATGGACGACAGCTTCCGTGTGTTTAAGAAAGAACATATTCAGTATTGGGACGGGGCGTTTGGGTTCAATAACGACCAACCCGTCATTATTTTAACGGAAGATGGCGAACGGCGGGAAATTCCTGTGAATATTTTTATAGGCGTTGACCCTGCATCTTCAGAAAATGTAAAAGCCGACTATACGGTAATTATGGTGATAGGCGTGGATAAGGAAAATAATATATATGTTATCGACTATTTTCGTGGACAGGTGACCCCGATGGACGGTGCAGATAAAATATTCGAAATGGCTGAAGCCTATAAACCAAAAGAAATTAAGATTGAAGAGACAGGTCACGTGATGTTGGCGGAATATGTGATAAAAAAATCAAAAGAAATGGGAAGATTTTGGAACATTTCGCCGAAAAAAGCGATTAAAAGTAAGTTTTACCGTATTAAACAGCTTCAACCCTATTTTGCGTCGAAAGCTATGTTTATGAGGGAAGAACATTTCGAATTGGAACAAGAATTACTCAACTTTAAAGAACACGGCTCATTTAAAAAGGATACGCTGGATGCATTACGATGGGCTTTGGACGACATCTATTCACCAAAGGTAACATACAATGATGAAGGTGAAATTATCCCCTATCAACCTCGACCAAAGGGTATGGACTGGCAAACAGGACAACTTATTTATGCATAAACATGGAAAAAATATTTTGGTAAAACGTCACAATTTTGTAACATCCACTGAATATCTATGATAAAGATAAAAAAAATAGACCTTTCTGACATTTCTGCGCATGACGTACGAGATGAATATACGCTATTTCAGAGCAATGCTACGGATTTTCGCAGTCAAATGGCTGAAGATGAGGAATTTTACCTCGGCGTTCAGCTTACCCCCTCTCAAAAAGACTATTTATTAAGCGTAGGTCAACCCCCAGAGGCAAATAATAAAATTCGACCTGCTGTGGAGCAAGTATTGGCGAATATATCTGGCGCATCCCCAGAATGGGATGTTCATGCCATCGGTAAAACGGATAGCGAAGTCGCCTACGTATACAATGCGCTTTTAGACAAAGTGTGGTACGATTCTAACGGGGATAGGCATTTTCGGAATGTATGCAGAGATTATATCGTAAAAGGTGTGGGTTATCTCTATGTATATCCCGATTGGCAGGCTGAGAATGGTGCAGGCGGTATTCGTATTAAACGTGTTTCGCCCGAAAGCGTATTTGTAGACCCGAACTCAACCGACCCATTTTTTAGAGATGCGTCGAGCATTATACTTTCTGATTTGCATACGAAAGAAAGTTTGAAATCTCACTTCCCTGAATATGCTGATATTATTGAAGATGCACGTGAGGATGAATATAAGAATGAGATTGGTGCAGATGGATACAACCGAGATAAGATTATTCGTCGGAATGATGTGACCTCAGATGGTCAGCCAAAGGTGCGAAAATTTGTGCGGTGGTGCTATGTGAATGTACCTCACGTGATTTTGACGGATTTATTGACGGGTAAGTATGAAACATTCGACCGAGAACAATATAAAAAGATGATAAAAGAGCCTCGGTATAAGGCTTATCTTGAAAACGGCCAAATTGAAGAGCAGTTGACTTATATACGTCAAGTGCGTGAAGTGTTTGTGATTGGTGATAAGGTTATTTACGATGAGGTGCTACCGATTGACAGGTTCCCGATTGTACCTGCCTGCAATGAGCATAATGGGACACCTTATCCCGCTGGTGATGTTCGCCATGCTAAAAGTCCTCAGCGGATGCTAAACCGTACAGAGGCGTTGCTGATTAGCCACGCCACGTCTACGGCAAGCTTTAAGTTGATATATGAGGACGGTGCAATCGACCCAGAAGAAATAGAAAAATGGCTTATACCGAATGCGACGATACGTGCGAACCCGAATGCGTTGGCAAATGGTAAAATTAAGGAATTCGCCCCGCCGTCCATCAGTAGCCAGCTCTATTCTGAAAAACAGCGTTATGAAATCGACATTGAGACGATTTTTGGTGCATATAAATTTCAACAGGGCGACCCTCGTGGTGCTGTTGGAACGGTGGGGGAAGCTCAAATTATTGACGAGGCATCTGCCCGTAAGCAAAATTGGAAGATATTGCCTGTATACGATATGTTGAATGAGGTTGGCAAGTGTGTTGCATTATACTCCCCTTATGTTTATGACAAACAGCGAGTATTGCGCATTGTAAATCCATTGGGCATAGAAAAAGAATTAACGATTAACGTACCTGTTATTAATGACTACACGAATGCGGTTGAGCGAATTTATGATGTGGCAACGGCTGAAGTGGATATTCGAGTGGTTGTTGGCAGTACACGTGCGAAAAGCCCAAGTGCGAATTTAGCCAGAGACATCAATTTGATGCAGGCAGGTATTTATGATAAAACCCAAGTGATAATGAATATGGAGGGCGATGTGGATAAGACTGCATTGATTCAGCGCATGGGCGAAATATCAAATTTAATGTCTGAAAATCAACAGTTAAAAGAGCAGAATAAAGCATTATCTGGAGATATTCAGACGAGAGAAAGAGAATTGTTCCACGCCAATATGCGTGCGGAAGTCGCAAATGCCACAAAACCTGTGGCTCAGGCTGTGAGCAACTTGCGAGCCACCGCAAAGGCGGAACAGGACAAACAAAAAGAGATGACCCAAGAGACCGCAAGGGATTTGGAGTTTATCTCGGACGAAACGATTAACTCAGAAACCAAAGCCCCCTCTCCTCTAAACGAGGGAATTATGGGTGTGGGGTAACTTAGAAAGGAAGCGAGCATCGTATGGGTAAAACGACAGAACAGCAGACCCAAGACATTGGTGGTGACAACTTGATGGATGCATTGAATACATTTAATGCAGAGACAAGCCCACCTGAATCGGAAGCTCCTGACGCAGAAGAACTGACGGCAGAAGCCAGCCAACCCGAACCCGATGTGAAAGCGGAAGCTAAAACGTCTGTGGAAACAGATGAAGTGGAAACGACAGAAACGGATAAAGAGCCAGCTTGGCTCATCGAAAGCAAGTTTAAAGACGATAAGGACGGCAAACACAAGCTTGCAGAGGCATATCGGAATATGCAGAGTATGAAAGACAAGGCTGAAGGTGAACTCCGAGAACGGAATGAGCGATATGAAAAATTGGCTGAATTGGATACATGGCTGAAACAGAATCCAGAAATGGTGAAGATGATGCAAGGTGAAGTCCAGCGCCAAGATGCTCAGACGGAAGGGCCACCAGCGAAGCCTGAAGATTACGACATATATGAAGAGAGTATCGATGGCAGTTCATCGGCGGAATGGCGACGGAAACATGACGATTGGCTGATGGAGCAAGGCGCAAAGCGTGCCATATCATATGTAGACCAACGGCGAGCGGAAGATAGGCAACTTGAAGCGCAACGCTCTGAGGTGAATGCATTGAAAGCTATTGGTATGAGCGAAGATGAAATCAAGCAATTTTACGGTTTTATGAATGACCCGAAGAACGTCACTCCACAGAATATGGTTGAGGTATGGAAAAGACTCGACCCACAGGCTCAGACAAAGACAGAAGCCAAAGATGCGGAGTCCGATAATGAGACTTCTGAAGGCAATGTGAAGAAAGCAATGGCAAAAGTACCCAATGCGGGTGCAGTGGACGGTAAATCCGCCCCTGTTCAGAGCGCTCAGAACAAGCAAGAAGAAGAATGGTGGACTGGCATTATGGCTAATTCAAGGTAACTCGACGGTAAAATAAGATTGTATTTGCAGTTGCGATAAGCAGTTGCATTTTTGGCAGTAGCGCCGTCGGGTAAGAACATAGGAAGGAAAACCTAATGGCGTTCAAATATGGTAGCGGAACTTCAACACAGTTCTCAGACGGTACGCAACGGCAAGTGCTTGAACTTGGGCCAGAGATTCATTATTTCAACCCAAGTGTTACCCCTATCCTGACTGTTTCTGGGCGTATGTCCTCTCATGGAACACCTGTTCCGATTTTTGAGTGGATGGAAGACGAATATTTCGTTAAGCGCTCTATCAGTCTAACTGCTGGCGAAATGACAGCAAATGATGAGGTGGTAGATAGTGCTACTGGCGGTGCAGACGGTCATCAATCAATAATCAAACTCCCCCGACAAGCTCAAATGGAAATGTTTGAAGTCGGTGGTGTTTACACAATCTCAGGTTCATCCGCACAGGGTTCTGGCGGTTCTGGTGCAAATACGCATTTCATGTGTATTGCAGTGGGGAAAAATGTCAACCTGAGTTCTCCCTCAGATAAACACGTTCAGTTTGTAGGCGGAACATATAGTTCTGGCACATGGACATTCGACACAGTAGCCGATGCTACGGATATGATTACGGCTGGTCAAGCGACCACCATCACATTCGTGGGTACAGCTTCTGGTGTTGGTAGTTCCAGCAGTAAGGCATCTTACGAGGCTGGGACAGATGGTGCATCACTAACTGACGGTGAAACCTTTGCCGTTCGTGGCATTGAAGGTATCGCTGAGGGTGCGGGTGTTGGTAAAGCATCACAGAAAAAAGTGCGCAGGCTTTCGAACTGCACACAGATTTTCCGTGAGCCTTACGAAATCACTCGTACTGCTCGTGTATCTCAACAGTACGGCGGGCCAGAGTTGGCTCGGTTGCAGGCTCGTAAATTGGCACAAATTAAGGTCAATGTAGAGTATGCAATGATGTTTAACGGCGCAAAAAGCCTCGATTCCTCTTCTGCTAACCCGAAACGTGCGTTTCAGGGCTTAGGTATTGGCGGAAATGCGGGTGTTATTCAATCTAACAATGGATATGACAACACAGATATGCAGTTGGCAGATTCCAATGGTAGTTTGAATGATTTTGATGCACTTGTTGAAAACATCTTCCAAGACACTGTTGACGGAAGCATGGAGAAGACGGTGTATGCATCAAATAAATGGTTGCGTAAGCTGGCAAAGATGGTGCGTGCCGATGGTTCAACTACATTAAACTCAGCACAGGGCGCAGAGACCAAAGCGGGTCTGCGTGTGCTTGAGTATGTTGGCCCAGTTGGTAAGCTAAACTTTGTGCCTCATCCTTTACTTAAAGGTGGGTATGACGATTATGCAATTGCCATTGATGAATCGAACTTTGACGTTCGTGTACTTTCTGAATCTGGATTCCAGTTGCGGAAAGATATTGTTAAAGACGGTTCTGATGGTCAGACCGATGAATGGCTTGTAGAGCTTGGCCCTGAAATCAGGCAAGAGCAAACACACGCTGTTTTAAAGCTAACCTAAGCAGTATGATTGAGGGGGCGGGCGACTGCCCCCTCATCTAATTAAAAGAAAAAGGAAATAAAATGGCAGATAAAGTAAGATATTCAATCAGCGTTACTCCAATAGAGGAAGTAACAGAGCATTATGGATATGCTGGAGAGGATGTTGATGTATTAACGGATAACACAACAAGAACTACTGAGGTAATTGCTACCCACGTTCAAGAAACTTTGGGGTGTAGCAGTCAAGACATTTCTCTTGTGACGAATTTTGGTACAATGACCAATTCAACTAATGGCTTTGCAAGCGGAAGTGCTTATTATTTAAGCGCTCCAGCAAATACTGCTGGACTTGCTATGCCCGCTTTAGCAAGTTGCGATGTTCTTTATATTGAAAATACGGGTTATCAGCAGTCTTCTTCCAGCGCTACGAAGGGAACAACAGCAAACACAACAGATTATTTAACCGTTGAAGCTGGAGATAATGGTACAATTTTAGCTATTTTGAAAGCTAATGAAGGAATTGTACTCCCAATAAAGGGCGGTGCTAATGCAAGCGCTTTTTATATCTCTTCAACTGAATCAGATGGAACTACTGCTGGTGCTAATACTTTGGGTGCAAAATTTATAGCATTAACTTAAAAACATATTATGAGATACCAAGAAGCATATGAATTAATAGAGGCGGGTTTACTGAAGGCGAATTTGAGTTTTCCTGTTATGGAATCTTTGAAGGCGACTATCTTTGATGAAAAGGTGAATGAAGTGGGTTTGCGCTCTGTAAAGAAGCGGAGCAGTGAAAGCTTTACTACCACGAAGACCAACGTGTATACGTTTACGAATGCAGATATCAGCAACAAGGTTTATAAGGTACAGTTGGACAAAAGCAACGTGCCTTTTGTGAGCGAAAAGCGGTATATCGAAGACCTTGACGAAAACCAAGTGGATGAAATTGGTTATTTCATTAAAGTGGAAGGGTCGGACACCAAAATTTATTTTACAAAGGATACGGATGCGGGAAAAACGCTTAAAATATTCTATTATGCTAAGCCGACTGCTAAGTCTGCTGTAACAAGCAATGTGGATATACCTGCTCAGTTGATACCTGCCTGCGTACATTATTCATTGGCTCATTTTTTAGCATTGGACGGTCAGATGCAGATATCATCTGGACATCGTGGATTGGGCCGTCAGATTGAGATGGAATACATTGAAACAGACAATGCCCGTGAAGCAAAACCCGACATATTACCTCTCCCATTACAGGATTTTATCTAATGGCAAGTTTTAAAGTACAAATCGAAGATATGATAGGGTCGGTAGGGGACGACCAATTTTTAGCAGACAGCATTAATGCGGTATCGAAAGAAATTATAAACGCTATGCCCGAAGACAAGCTTTGGTCTGTGAGTGAAGAGTCAAACGAATCCAGTTCGAATGGATTGGCGACAGAAGATAGTAAGGTATTGGGTGTCTTTAGAGAGAATGGGACGAATGACGAGTTTGTGTCGTGCAAAGAAGTTCCCATGTATTATGAGCGAAAGATTCAGGATAGCAGTTCTTTGTTTTACCCATCATCGGTTGAACCTGTTTTTTTATTAAAAGGCGGAAAGGTGTATGTATATCCCGCCCCATCGGCGAGCAATGAAGCTTTTAAAGTGGTGAGCGCTAAATACCCTGAACTGACATCAATCACGGTGGCGACTGCCAGTAGTATTAGTACATTCCCTGATGAGTTAGAGCATTTGATTGTTTTAGGGGCATCTTCACGTGGATTACAGTATTTGATGGCACGGGTGAAGGATAATTTATCGGGTTTAGCACCGAGTTTCGTTGCTCCGAGTTTCCCCAGCATTAGCACGCTAAGCCTTAGCGTTGCACCAAATGCGCCTTCGCTAAGTAATCAGAGTGTTTCGTCGCTCGGAACAGCACCTGCTTATACAAAGCCGAGTTTTGTTGCACCAGTGTTTCCGACTATCAGCACATTAAGTCTTAGCACAGCACCAATTTCACCATCGCTTAGCAGTCAAAGTGTTGCAAGTTTGGGTACAGCGCCGAGCTATACAAAGCCAAGCTTTGTTGTGCCATCGTTTCCCAGTTTACAAACGCTTAGCCCGTCTAACGCTCCAAGCGCACCTGCGTTAAAGCCGTTGAGTTATAGCGATGCAAGTAAAACCGATTTTGGAAATAGTGTGGCTGTGAGTGCGCTGGGGACAGCGCCGAGCTATGTTTCTCCTGTTTCAAGTATAGATACCAGCCAATTTGAGACCTTTTTAGAAACGAATGAAGACCCTGAATTGGCAGGGGTGCAAATTGAGCGTATGCGTGTGGAGCTTGGAAAGTTTCAGGCGGATATATCTGACAGGTTGAATGATTTTAATGAGGGTACTGAGGAATATCGTGCAGATATCCAAAAGAAGATTAAGCAGGCAGATATTGATATATCTGAAGCGCAGGTGAATGCGCAAAATGGCACAAATGTTGATATTCAAAATAAGGCTAAGCAGTTGGAAGCGGATTTATCTGATAACAAACTTACTTTGGAAAAATATGCATCTGAATTGGGTAGCTATCAGACGACAGTGAATAGTGAAGTACAAACATTTGTGAATAATGAGATTCAGCACAAGTTTCAAAAGTGGGTAACTGAGTATGCCAATGTTTTACAGGGATACCAGTTGGACATTCAAAACGAACTAAATTCATTTAATAAAGATAATGTGGTTTACCAAGCTGAACTCCAGAAGAAAATTAAAGATGCAGAATTGGGTGACGGAGACGAGAACCGTTTGCTCCAAAAATATGCCAATGAGATTCAGAGTTTCGGAGCAACCATTAATTCTGAAATAGAGACATGGGTAAAGAATGAAATTGAGAATAAGTTTCAAAAATGGGTGACAGATTACGGTAATAAGCTTCAAGAGTTTCAGTTGGATATTCAGAATGAATTAAATGAATTCAATAAAGAAAATGTAGCATATCAGGCGGATTTGCAGAAGAAAATTAAAGATGCAGATTTGGGTGATTCTGGTGAGAATCAAGCCTTACAGAAGTATGCCAATCAGATTCAAAGTTTTGGGGCAACCATCAACGCTGAAGTAGAAACATGGTCTAAAAACGAGATTGAGAATAAGTTTAATAAATGGCTAAATGAATACGCAAATCTGGTTCAGGTCTACAATGTGGATGTGGCGAAGTACAATGCAAATCTTCAGCGATATGGTGCTGAATATAATTGGTATCAGGAACAGTATCAGCGGTTGGACGGAAAGTATAATGATATGTTAAAAGCGTATATATCTAACTGATGCCAAAACGCACCCACATTATTAATCGATTTGAAGGCGGTATCAACGAAGAGTCGAACTCCAGAGACCTTGAGGCTAATGAGGTTGTAAGTGCTAAGAATGTGGCTGTTGACCATATTGGGAAGGTTAAGACGACACCTTATTCTCGTAGCGTTGAGACAACTTATACGGATTCTGACCAAGTGAGCGGTGATGGTATCTTCTTATTCTCTACGGATTATTTGCGTGGGGAATCGGGTACGTCGAGCGGAAGTGAAGCGGATACGGGAGATGATTATATTGCGATTGCGGATTCGGCAAGCGGTGGCGGTGTTCGAATACGAAGCAGGATAAATGGACAAGATAGTGGTGGCGCTATCCCGATTAAGTTTGCGACTTTGAGCAGTGACAATCGACCTGTGTATTATGTTGCAGATGGTGGGTTGCGTATATGTGACAGTAATTTTGGGGATACGAACAACCTGAGCCGATGGTATGGTTATGTAAAGCGTACCTTATTCAGCAATATACCTGCTCATAAATATGCGATTGCAGGATGGAAGCATGAAAAAACGGATATCGATATACCTGCCGTAGCCAGTTCGCTTGTGTCTGGGACTACCTTGTCTACCAGTTCTGTTAGTAGTAATAAAACGGCTGATGTGTCTATTGACGGTACAAATAATGATACGGGTTACACATCGAACACAAATGCAGTTCACGCCAATGATACGGATTCTACATTCAGCAAGGCGAATTTGGGATTTACAGGTAGTCAGGATTATGTGAAGACTGTACGTGTGCGGGTAAAGGTTGATGGTTATTCAACAACAGCATCATGGATGATTGAGGGTGTTATTCGTGTTGGGATTCAAAACAGTACAAGTTTTGCGAGTACGGGATATCAGTATGCCACAGCGGATTTATCACAAGAGGTAGACCCTCAAGACAATTTTCCTAACTTTACCGAGACAGAATATGAATATACGTTTTCCTTTCCTGATAGCGGTGTGGATATTAGCAGTGATAACCTGCGTGTAAGTTTACGTCAGTTGTCTAACGATTCAAGTGGCACATATAAGATTGATAATATCTTTATTGAAGGTGGAAATGGTATTGGGGATACTGCCTATAATAGTAGCCCGAATGCTGTGAATGTGGTTATGGGTGATTCAGCTACCACCAGCGATGATTGGTCTGATGATTGGAATGTTGGTGTATCTTTTGTGTATGACGGGAATCAAGAAAGTTTGGTTCGACCATTAACCATATCTGGCGGTAAGGAATATATTACTTTGACAAAATCGCCCTATACGAATGTGGGTTTTAATTTTACGAGCAGTTGGAATCAGCGGATTACGGGTGTTAATGTATATGTAAAGAAGACAAGTGAGACCGATTGGCGCTTGCACGCTATATTGGACATGGTGGGCGGAACGATTCAGCGATACGGCGACCCACAGAAATTTGAATGTTCTTACTCAACGGCGAATACAGGGTATTTGTTCAATTTAAAAGGTGAAGTGAGTAAGGATATACCCTATATCACCTATGAGGCTTATGCGGGGTATGGTCAGGATTTAAATACATTAACGGCACGGTACAAAACGGCTGTGGTTGCGAATCGTCGTGCTTATGTAGCCAATGTGATGGTTGAAGATGAAAATGGGAACATGAAAAAATATGCGGATAGAATTATTAAAAGTCCGCCCAATAAATTTGATGTATTGCCACTCGAAAATTCATTGGAAGTAACAGTAAATGACGGTGAAAGCATAACGGCATTGGTAGAGTATGGCGACCGATTATTACAGTTTAAAGAGCGAACGCTTTATATTATTAATATATCTGGGCAGGTAGAGTTTAACGAAGGTGTATATCATTATCGTGGTGTAAAGACGAAGGCACAGGTGTGCAAAACGGATGTGGGTGTGGCTTGGATAAACGAGAACGGCTGTTTCTTTTTTGACGGACGACAGGTTCGTGATTTGATGGAAAAGCGAGGGAAGCGGGCGATTAAAAAGAGTACGTGGACAAGTTTTATATCGGATAAAAGCATGATTGTTTATCAGCCAGATATTCAGCAGTTGGCTGTGGTAAAGAGTTATGACAATACAGCTAACAGCGGTGATGCGTATATTTATGATATGGTGACGGGCAGTTGGGTATATCAGGCTGATTTTGTGGATAGCGATAAGAAGAAAACGAACCTTATTAACGATTGGAATGGAAAAATAACATACTGTATTCAAGATGGCAATAATACCGTGATTAAACAGGTGGTGCAAAGTGAGACATCGCAAACTGGGTTTGAATTGATAACCCCTGATATGGATTTCGGCAACCCTGCCAGCTCTAAGAATATATATAATATTCAGGTGACATATACAGGTGGTACGGGTCAAGACGCAAGGCTTTATTATAGAGTAGATAGTGGAAGCTGGGTTAGCGAATTTGGAGACGAACTAATTACTAATGGTACTTTTGATACCGATAAAACTGGTTGGACGGAAAACAATAGGGTTGATGCAACTATTAACAATCAAAGATTAAGAGTCGCTTCAAATGCCCAGACAGGGGGAACGGCTGGAAATGCTATTGTGTATCAATCGTTTACTACTGTTGTAGGTGAGACATATAGGGTAACTGGCAACTTTTATGCTGGTACTGATTCGGGTGCGAAAATTTCTGTTGGGAAAACGGATGCATTATCAACTGGAGTATATCAAGGCGGAACTTCAACAATGACCACAAATACTTCGGTAGATTTTACCTTTATAGCAGTTGATACCACTCAAGTAGTATTTCTATATCAAGTTGAAACTGATGATGATGAAGGTGATTACCATGAGTGGGACAATATTTCTATAAATCTTGTTGCCCAATTAAATAGTACATCTGCATCACAAACAATAACTGAATTCTCACCACAAAATTTTGTTGAGAATGCAAAGAGTTTTCAGCTCAAATTTTCAGGGACGATAGCATCTGGGTTTGAGATAAATGATGTTGCTATCGAATACAGGGAAAAGCGAGCGATATAATATGGCAAGTAAATATTTATTAAATCGATATCAGCGAACATTGCGCCCAAAGGCAAAGACGCTGTTAGACCGAGTGAAGATTGAGTCGAGGTTGAACGAAGAGATGCATGAGGCGAATATGGAAATGATTGGAAATGTTTCGAGCCTTGCAATGAAAGGCGGTGAAACTTTGCGGGATTATAAACTGGCAAAAGCAGGCGGTTATGAGGATGGTTTGTTCACTTTTATGGGCAATCCTGAGCAGGCGGGCGAATTTAAGGCGAAGGGTGCGGATTTGGCGAGAATGTATGGGCGAGAGAGGGTGCTGGGCGGGGATGTTTATATAAAAGATGGGCAAACGATTGTAGGTGGATTGCAACCTGAAGCGCCAGACACTCAGACTCAAACAGATTATAGCGGTCAAAGTAGTGTTGGTGGCGTTCATAGTATTGGTGAGTTGCTGATGCGAAGAAATCAACACTGGGGGAGTGAATAATATGGGATATGCAACAAGTGGCGCAATGAGTGGTGCAACAAGCGGTGCAACGGCTGGTTTTGCGATGGGTGGCCACGTTGGCGCAGGCATTGGTTTTGTACTTGGCGGACTTGGCGGATGGCTTTCTGGTGACGAAACAGATAGGCGCAATGATGCTATTCGCAGTAGTATTTATGACCAGATTGGGGACTATGAGAAAAAGCGACCTGAGATTGATGAATATTATGCGGGTATATTGCAGAGTGCGGAGCGTGAAGATGCATTAGAAACGCAGGGGCTGTTTGACAAGTTTATGGGGGAATCGAATTCCATCAGAAGCCGTTCTGAACAAGAGATAACAGAGAGTGACATTGCAATGCACGGAACGGCGAATAAGCGCCACAGTCAGGGGATAAAAACTTTACAGGATTGGATGAATCTATCACGGGAGACTCAGAAGAATAAATATGCAACGAATATTGCAGAAATTAATATGGCAAAAGATGAAGCCCATGATGAGCTGGATAATGTGATAACCAGTCTGCGGACACAAGCAATGGGGTTATAAAATGGGATTAACGCAATCACAAATAAGACAAAGACGAAATACATCTCAAATCGCAGAAATGTTGGGCGATTATCTTCAGATGAAAAAAGAAGAACGGGATTTATATAGACCAAAGGATAAACAGTTACGCTCTGTGGGTGATGCGCTTATAGAGTATAACCCGAACGATGGGACGACCCGTACCATTGCTGAAGCGCCCCCTAAAAAGGAAAAGGGTAGTTATAGTCTTCGGCAGTTTGGGAATCAGGTGCATCGAATAAATAACCGCACAGGTGAGACTGAATTGGTTAAGACGGTTGAAAAAGAAGAGCAGACACCTACCCCCCATTTTACCCATGTTACGCTTGCCGACGGCAGAATTGCAATCGTCAACAGCCGAGACGGCAGTATTACACCAACTGAGCATACTTCTTATGTAAAGAAAACTAATCCTTGGCGAACGGTGGTAAAAAAGAATAATGATGGTAGATTTTTTACTGTGCGGTACAATATAGAGACTGATGAACAGTCCGTTAAGGAAATTGATGAAATGGCGGGACAATCCCTTTTTGATAATCAGCCTGAAGGCGGTTATGAAGATGATATCTTTGATAAGATATTGAATACTTTGGGAGGTATTGTATCAGGCTACACTGAATCTGCAAATGCAGAAAACGAAGGTGAACCGTCTTCCCCACCTGAAAAGGGTCGAACCAATGCTGATTACTTGAATAATAAATGGGCAAAGAATAAGAGGCAATAAATAATGGCTGTTGTTCAAACGGGGCGAAGCCAAGTTGACCCGCCGATAAAGACCTATCTTGTGAATGGGGATTATTATGATATCCCCAAAGCAGATGAGGTTGAATTTTTAAATGATTTTAAGGATGCACGTGAAGTGGTGTCTTATAAAGTTGGTGAAGACCAATATGATATATTGCCCGAAGAAGTGGCTGAATTTTCACGAGACTTCCCTAACGCTATCCCTCTGCATACTCCAAAAGAAGAAATAGAGAATATACAGTCGGGTTCTTTGCCTGATTCATTATTGCAAAATGAACTAAACCTTGTGTCGAACGGCGGTGGCGGAACGCCTGACTTCTCCCCTGTTTTATCGTCGGTTACGTCTGAAAGTACAGCGCAAAGACCGCCTGAAAATGAATTTAAAAATGTAGCCATACGGAAAAAGGTTTTTAATCCAGACTATTTTAAATCATCTATGTCTGATATTGCTAAAGAGACGGAAGAAAAGATTAAGCATTATTATAATACGGACAATGTGCAGGTGAAGATTGGTCAGATTGGCCGTGATGCAGATACGCAAGCCCAATATCAGGCGAGCGGTGCAAGCCGTACTCCATTGAGTATGCATCAGTTTGGGGCAGGGGCAGATTTTCAAATATTTATTGACGGCAAGCTTGTAAGCGGTCGTGGGCGAACGGATGAATTAACGGAAAGCGTTGACCCCTATCGCATATTGGGTGGCGTGGCAAAAGAGCGTGGTTATTTTTGGGGGTATAATTGGGATAGCGGTCACGTGAGCCAAAGTCAGTATGTGGATGAATTTTTAAACGACAACCCAGAATATGCTTTTATGGATTCTGTGAAGGGATTGTATCGGAATTATCGCACATCAGCTCCTGCAAGTTTAAAGCCATTGTTGAGCCGAATGGATGCGATTTATGGGAATCCTATTGGTCGCCAATATCACGGTGAAGAGCGAACAAACGATTCTTTATTAGAGCCAATATATGTTGGTGGCGTACCGAAGGTTCAGATGTCGGATTCGACCACCATGTCTCCCGAACAGCAGATGGTTGCAGAGGGTGAAGACAGGCAAGGTGCGTTTGAAGCGTTTGGTCGTGGTGCGATTGCATATGCACCTGAAACATTGGGTGGAATCGGCGGTAGTGCGCTTGCGATTGCCATGATTTCTAATCCGATTGGTGCGATTGCTGGCGGATTGGTTTTTGGTTTGTTGGGTGCGTTTGGGACAGGTGCAATTAAGAATGCGATATTGGAAGAGGCGAACCCTGAATTTAAAGCCAAGTTAGATGCACAGCTTGAGCAGGATTTAGAACAGTATCCAGTAGCATCGTTTATGGGTCAGGTCGCCCCGTCGATGGTTGCGCTAAAGCCGAATCCAAAGAATGTGAAGAATTCCCTAAAGTTTGCTAAGCATTTGCTGAAAAACTGGGACAAAAGAGACGATATATTTATGACAGAAGCTGGTCGTGAAGGTGTCTCTAACTTGGTAAACGTGATGGCTGGGTCTGGCGTTGAGGGCGGTGTGGAAATGTATAGGCAGGTTCAATCAGGCGATTGGAGTGGTGTGCGACTTGCGCTTGCGTTGACAGCAGGTGCATTTATCAATGAGCCGAATAAAGTTGGGCGGGCGATTGGATTTAAGCCGACCAAATCGTTTATGAAAGATGTCGAAGCTGTTCATGCAGGATTAAAAACATCGAAGCAGATTGCTATGGAAGGTGGTGTAACACCAAAATCGAGAGCGGTGAGTGACGAATCGCTACCTGAATTGCGTACGGCTGATGAGGGCGCACCTACGATTGAGTCTTGGCCCGATGATGGGCAGACTGTTTTGCCCCGTTCTGAGAGAATACGGAAAGATTTGACCGCAAATCAAGAAGAGATTGTGGCTCGACAGGAAGCCGTAGATGAAATTGATGTTTCGATACGAGACTTAGACGATGAAATTGCATACATCGATTCTGAAATTAATGTGATTAAGAAGTCGAGCAGAGAAGAGCTGGATAATTTAAATGTTGTTGACAGAAAAGCACACTTAGAAGCCCTTGCAAACGATAAGAAGGCGCTAAAGGATGCTAAGAAAGACCTGCATATCAGGCAAAAAGGTGCTAAGGCTGACATCAACAAGAAGACGGTTGCTAATAAGAAACTCAGAAAAGAATTGAGTGACATGGATGTGGATGGGGACGTATCTCCAGAGATGCAGGCGAGGACGGATGCCCATGTTAAGCTAAAAGCTGAAGAAGATGCGCTGATGTCTCGTTGGAAATCTTTGGATGCTGATGACCCTGAAAAAATTGTGATTGAGCGGAGACTGCAATCGTTATCGGATGAACTCAATATGCTGAGCGACGAAGGTATTGATATTACACCCCCTGCGGATGATGGTATTGATATTGTTGGAGTGGCGAATCGGAAGCTGACAAAACGTGTAGTTATGGGCAAGGACGGTGAGCCAATGCTCTTGACAGAGGGTGGCGGGCGTGTCGGTCTTGGTTCTCGTGTTCGTGTGGCTGGAATTGGCAAACATAGCGGTAAAAACGCCGATGTGGTGAAGGTGTATAAAAACGGCAATATGAAAGTCCGATTTGATGAAGGTGGTTACGCAAGCATCAAGGGTCAAGATTTGGAAGTGGTTTCGAGACCTGTTAAGCCCAAAAAAGGTCAGGTACATATTGAACCAGAGCATCGCCGTCTTGTTAGAGGCTTACAAGACCTAAAAGATGAAGGTAAGATGGGTGAAGCGACGGGTGAGCGTGTTGTGATGGAAGGCGACCGAGATATGGGCGCAGAGCCTGCCCATCGAGTGCCAATGGAGCGTGATAAGCCTGTATATGCAGAGGTTGAAGATAATTTTGTACGGCAAAGCAATGGGTCGTGGATTGGGAAAGTTGGCAACCGCACATTTAAGATTATTCGTATGCGTGGTGATAATATTTATGAAGGTGGTGGATTTGGGTGGTATGACCTTGATAAAGGGCAGTATTTGGGGCGAACGAAGCGTGAGGCGATACGAACATTGCAACAGGTGAAAGATGCGCCGTTACGTGGAGTTGCTTATGATAGTCCTAAAAACATTGAAGGACAAGAGATTACAAGTGTTGCCCGTGAAGAGGGTGTGGTGTCTGAAAAACCATTTTCGATTGAGCGTGGGCGAGAAAGGACGATTGACCGTGTATTTAAAGCGGTGGATGAATATGAAGCTCAAGGCAGTGTACCGAGCGAGCATCGTCGTACTATTCATGCGCTAAAAGGAAATGCTAAAACATGGGATAAAAAAATTAAACAGCTTGAAGCTGACCCTAATTTTGACCCTACGAGTCCTGAGTATGTACGTGCTAAAAGCAGTATGGATAGGGCGTTGAAGCGCTTAGAGGATTCTGTGTCTGTTTCTCATATGCAAGGTGCGACTTTTGGCTTGGAGATGCTACCGTTTATGCGGAGGATTGTTGATGCATTTGATAATTTTACATCTTCATTTGGTTCGAAGAGCGGGAAAGCGTCTCTTCGTGCCATCAATAAGCGTGAGAAAGAATTGTTTGACCGACTGCGTATGGGCGACAAGAGCGTTGAGGAAGAGTTGGATATGCTGTCGATGCGTCGAGCAGAAATTAACGGAAAAGAAATTGAGAATGCATCACCGAATAGCTTAAAAAAGCTTGTAGTGGAAGAAGAAACACCTGCGACAAAAAAGAAGGCAGAAAAGTTCGTCGAGAAAATTGACCGTAACTCCAAAGGAGGAAAATTTGTTAATGCGCTGGTTCAGTTGCAACACCGTAGCAATAATAAATATTTTCAGAGCCTTGTTCGGATGTTACAGCGTTCTCACGAAACCCAGCATAGAATATTGGGTATGTATTATGAAAGCTTACGTCCGTTTAAGATAGATAAGCTTAAACCTCATGCCCGTGAGCGGTTAGCCGATTTGCTTGAAGGTCACGAACCTGATATGAATAATGCATTGGATAGAAAACTTGTTGAAATCCGAGATGTAATGCGTGAATTATATGACCGAATGCACCGAGATGCGATTGATGTTGGTATTGATGTTAAAGGGTATATTAAAGATTACCTGCCCATGATGCTCAATCGTGAAGCAACGCATGACCTGTATACGAGAATACTTACCCTTCAGCAAAAACTTGAGCTTGATATTAAGGGCAAAGGGCGTGGTGAGGCGTATAGCGATAGAGTGTTAATGGGTATTTTAAACAAGGAACAAAAGCGAAAAACGGAATTGGCTGGTTTGCTTAAAAATTTGATTGAGACAGGGCAGGCAAAGGATTTGAATGAAGCGTTTCGAAAACTTCGTTACTTTACAGGTGAGACGCTGTTTAGACCATTTGCTAATATGGAAAAACATCGCCGATTGGTATTACCCAATAAGTATTTGGAGCGTGATGCGGTTAAAATATTTGAGCGATACTTAAATGGATATGCCACACGTTTTGCAGAGGTGAAGAATATGGGTGGGCCAACGACATCTGACTTTACGCTAAACCATGAACTGCTGGGTTTTGAAGATTCTGATTTAGCACGAGATGCGCAGTTAGCATACAAAATGTGGAATGGCACAATTTATATGGATGAAACGATTGGTGCTAAGTCCATGAAGAATTTAAAGCATATGTCTACGGCGACATCGTTTCTTGTTGGCACAAAAATTGGGTTGGGATTTGCCACCATCCCTAACTTGTTTCAGACCCTTTATTCGGTATGGACACGGGTGGGAACGAAGAGTTATTTGCGTGGGATTGCTCAATTTGCATTTAGCCCTAAAATGAGACGAGAAATGCGTGAATCTGGGATTGTGGTGGATGATGCGATTAAGGCGATGGCTAATATTGAATATGACGGGCCAATGCAACGTGTAACGGATAGGTTACTGAGAATGTCTGGTTTTAATGCTGTGAATAAAATGAATAACTATATATCGGCATCGTCAGGACGGCAGTTTATTAAGAATTTGTATAAAAAGGCAGGTAAAAGCGGGCGGTCTGCCCAACGTGCAAGGCGAACATTAAGAAGGTATGGTTTTAACTATACGAAACAGCCCAGCGATGAGCGAATGGCAAACTTCATGTTTCGATTTGCGACGGATACGCAGTTACTTCGGAATGTAGCCAGAGACCCGATAGCCTTTCACGACCCCCGATTACAGTGGATGTTCTTGTTTAAAAAATTTGGTATTAAACAGGTTCAGCTTGTGAAAGACGATTTACGTGCTTTACATCGGGATGGAGATTATCAAGGTCTTGCTGGATACGTGACACGGCTTGGATTGGCGACAGGTATGGCAGGTGTTGGCGGTGAGGTACTTCGGAATTGGTATAAGAAAAGGTTGGGTACAAAAGAAGATTATCGACGCATCCCTGCGAATGAATTTGAAGACTTTTTGGAAGTATTGGCGAATGCAGGCAGTTTGGGTATTGTTGGGGATATGATTGCATCTGGATATTATACAAAGAATCCTGCGCTTGCGCTTATCAGAGCCGTTACCCCAACTCATGTTGATTTTGCAATAGAGGTTGTGGAAGAGATGGGGCAATTTATGTACGAGGCGTTTACGGGATATGGATTCCAGAATGCATTTTTGCGGTCACTCCCTCGCTCTTCTGGACTACTGGGCAGTGTACCCAGAATTGCGTTTGGGGAACGGCTACGGACGGGCAAACAGCAGAAAGGCTATGTGTCTGAACAGAAGGGTAAAGCCAAAAAGCGCATATTTGAGGCGATTATGAATAAACGCCGTGACAGCGCCAGAGAGATTCTATGGCAATATAATAGAAACCATCCAGAAAATATGCTTCGGATAGGTGACTTGAATCGAGTTGAATTGGAAAAATATCTGAAACGACGTTTGGATAAAAAGAATAATTATTAACGTCACAATAATGTAACATAATACTTTGGTAAACCGAATACAATAATTAAAATTAGTTATGCCTGTAAGCAATCAAAATAATAGTCGCAATTTTAACCAAATACCAGTTACAGGGCCGTTTGGTAAGCCTTTAAGCAACTTAGAAGGTGTCGAAAATGAAGTTCGGGTGGTACGTAGCGGTGGTTCTTATTCGATTGCGGTTAAATCGGGGAACGTATGGCGGTATATCAGCGAGAGCGGTAAAGCCAGTTCAACTACACTTGGATTGATTAAAGTTGGTAGCGGATTGTCGATAGACGCAGATGGCAAACTATCCGCCACAGGCGCAAGTGCAAATTATTACATTACAGGAATAAGCGGAGATGGTGATAGCACCATTACCATCACAAGGCAGGGATTGGCGGACATCACCCACAGCCTTGCACACTCTCATAGTGAATATATAACAGGTAACGAACTGATAAATTTTACAGGAGATGTGACGGGTTCTGGGACTACAGCAGTTACCCTTACCATTGATACAGATGCAGTAAACGATACCCATATAGATTGGGGAACAGGAACAAACCAAGTTAATACAGATGATATTCCAGAGGGGACAACAAATCTATGGGCAAGTAATGAAACGATTGATGATAGAGTTAATGCGTTAATACAGGACGGCACAGGTATTGTGTTCATGTATGATGATAATGCCAATACGCTGACAGCTAATGTAACGCTTAGTGGACTTACAACCGATGATTTGACGGATACAGGCGCAACGAATAAATACTTTACTAACGCCCTTGCAAGAGCATCCTTATCCGCCGCCGCACCTATAACTTATAATTCATCCACAGGGGCGTTTAGTGTATCTGACCATGCGATTACGCTTGCTAAAGTACAGGAAATAGCCACAAACAGTTTCTTGGGTCGGAATGATGCCTCTACTGGAGATATAGAAGTGTTAAGTATCAACGATGTAGAAACGATGCTTGGGTTAAACAATTTTATTTCATCGTCAAGCGTACATTCTTTAACGGATACTGCGATTACAGAAACAGGGACACCTTCAGAAGTTCCCGATGAAGATTTACTTATCTATGACCGCACAGGCAGTAAGTGGAAGAATCGGAAATTGGTGGCGGGGGATATACCGACTTTAGCCAAATCTAAAATTTCAACCTCTGGAACATGGGCTAACGGAGATATATCTGAAGGTAGTGTTACACAGCACCAGTCTGCCCTATCCATTACAGAATCTCAAATATCAGATTTTGGTACTTATGATAATTATTCAAGTTGGACAGTTGATGCTTATTACAGCAGTTCGTCTAATACAACCACTATTGATTCTGGGAATACGGTACAATTTAAAGCGGGTACAGGCGCATCTATAAGTCATAGTGCTACTGCTTCCCAAATGACCATTGAATATGCTCTTGATTTGGGTTCTGTATATTTAAGCCATTTTGCTGATGTAAAAAGCGGAAATACCACACTTGGAACTTCTGCATCCAACGTAGGGAAGTTTCTTAGGGTATCTGCTCAAGGCACAAACCCAGAAACATATTATTGGGATGCTTTAGCGATACAAAATAGTGATATTTCTTCCTCAATGGTTACTCAACATCAAGACAGTATTAACCATGATGCGCTAACAGGGTTTGAACCAGATGAGCATATTGATTGGACTGCTTCGGGTGCGGGTACAATCGACAGTTCCAATTATACAAATACAGTAGATATGGGTGATGGGTTTAAGATTGCTGATACAGATTCCAACGTGGATATTACTGAAGGTGAATATGTAAAATTCACTACACAACAAGGTAGTGGCGGTGTTGGTGTGGTAACAGGTTCTGGTACTTATGGCAACCCATACCTTGTAACGCTTAATTATGCGGACACGAATACGCAATTATCTGATGCCGATGTAGGCAACTACGGATATATTAAAAACATCTCTGGCTTAACCACTTGGACGGTGAAGGTAAATACAACCAATACATCTGCCATGACTTCTGCATCATCTATTGATTTTGTGGCGGATAGCGGTATTACGCTTTCGCAATCCCTTACGTCTAATGCTAAGACGATTACAATTAGTTCTGATTTATCTGCCACGGCAGTAAAAGATTTAGGTGATGTTCAGCTATATGCCCCCGCATCTTTAGGTGATGGAGATGTCTTACGATGGAGTGATAGCGGGGATGAATGGGTGGCTCAAGCCTTATCCCTCAGCTATCTCCCATTAAGTGGTGGAGATTTGACAGGTGCAATCAAACAAACGAGCGACACTTATCTCAAATTATATTCATCTACGAATGGCGCACAAATCGGTATCGAGCTTTCCGACAGCTCCAACCAAGGTCAAAAAGGATATATAAGGTATCTTCATACAGATACGCAATCTTATGG